ACATTCACAGCAGTTAATTCTCCATTTACTGCATCATTATCTGGTGGTGCTGACGGTTCTATTGGTAACTCAGACATCATTTCTGCGTACAACAACTTTGAAAATCCTGATTCTGTAGATGTTGGTCTAGTAATCTCTGGTCCAAGCAATCAAACAGTTGTTACATCACTGATTTCAATGGTTGAAGGTCGTGCTGATTGTGTACTGTTCATCTCTCCAGAAAAATCTGACGTTGTAGACAACGCAGGAGATGAAGTAACAGACATTCTAGCATACCGTGATGTACTTTCATCATCATCTTATGTTGTAATGGATTCTGGTTGGAAGTATCAATACGACAAATACAATGACGTATACCGTTGGGTACCACTAAACGGTGATATCGCAGGTCTATGTGCTCGTACTGATGCTGAACGTGACCCATGGTTCTCACCTGGTGGTTTCAATCGTGGTCAAATCCGTAACAGCATTAAGTTAGCATGGAATCCAACACAAGCAGAACGTGATGATCTATATGTTAAATGTGTAAATCCAGTAGTAACATTCTCTGGAGAGGGTACTGTACTGTTTGGAGACAAAACATTACTAGCTAAGCCATCAGCGTTTGACAGAATCAACGTTCGCCGTTTATTCATTGCTTTAGAAAAGACAATTTCCCGTGCATCTCGTTCATCTCTGTTTGAATTTAATGATCAATTTACAAGAGCACAGTTTGTTTCTATCGTAGAACCATATCTGCGTGATGTAAAAGGTCGTCGTGGTATTACAGACTACCGTGTTGTTTGCGATGAAACAAATAACACTGCTGAAGTAATTGATCGTAATGAATTTGTAGGTGATATTTACATTAAACCAGCACGTTCAATTAACTTCATCCGTCTGAACTTTGTTGCAGTTCGTACTGGTGTAAGCTTTGAAGAAATTGTTGGAAGAGTCTAATAAATAAAGTATAAACAGGAGATATTAAATGGCATTTTCAGTAAATGAATTCCGCTCTCAAATGGCAGGTGACGGAGCTCGTCCAAATCTGTTTGAAGTTAGTATGCCTTTTCCAATTTTTTCTAGTCCAGCAAACGCACAAAGTAAATTAACATTTATGTGTAAGACTGCACAGTTACCAGGTTCTACAATTGGTACTGTGCCGCTTCAATACTTTGGTCGTGAATTAAAATTTGCAGGGAATAGACAATTTACGGATTGGACAGTTACAGTTATCAACGATGAGGATTTTGTAATCCGTAATGCGTTTGAGAGATGGATGAATGCAATCAATGGTCATGCAACTAATATTAGAAACCCAGCTGCTTTACTAGTCGGTTCGTATTCAGTAGATGCAACTGTAACTCAGTTTGGCAAAAAGGGTGACAATATTAAAAACTATCGATTTGTAGGTTGTTTCCCAACCGACATTACTCCAATCGATTTAGATTGGGGTTCGAATGATACGATTGAGGAGTTTTCTGTAACTCTTGCGTATCAGTGGTGGGAATCAATTGACGATGGTGTTGTCTAATGAGGGATAGGGGGAAACCCCTATTCCATTTTTATAGAATGAGAGGCACCTAAAATAGCTATTAAATTATTCGGATTTACATTAGGGAAACCAGACATTGTTCAGGATCAAAGACCTGAGCAACCGACGTTTACCCTACCTACTGCTGCGCTCGATGATGGCGCAGTCACTATTACTTCCAATGCTTATTACGGTACATACGTCGATTTAGAAGGCGCAGTACGTAATGAACTGGAGTTAATCACACGTTATCGTGAAATGTCCAATCATCCAGAATGTGAAATGGCAATTGATGAGATTGTCAATGAAGCTATATCACATAGTCTTGATGGACAAGTGGTTGATGTAATAACAGACAATGTTAATCAACCAGAAACTATTAGAAAAAAAATTAGAGAAGAATTTAAAACAGTTCTCTCTATGTTAAACTTCAACAATCTTGCTGACGATCTATTTAAACGTTGGTATATTGACGGTAGAATCTACTATCACGTTGTTGTTGATGAAAAGAATCCCAAAGAAGGTGTAAAAGAATTACGTTACATTGATCCACGTAAGATTCGTAAAGTACGTGAAATAGCAAAAGAACGTGATCCAAAAACCGGTGCAATGATTATTAAATCTATTGCCGAATATTACGTGTATAATGATCGTGGTACATCAACACAAACATATACTGCACAAGTAAATGCAGGTGTTCGTATTGCACCAGAGTCAGTAATCAATGTTAATTCTGGATTAACAGATGCAAAGAATACATTTGTTATTTCCTATCTACATAAAGCAATCAAGCCTCTTAATCAACTTCGTATGGTTGAAGATGCGATTGTTATCTACAGAATTTCTAGAGCACCAGAACGTCGAGTATTCTACATTGACGTAGGTAATTTACCTAAAGGTAAAGCTGAACAGTATCTACGTGATGTTATGATTAAGTATCGTAACAAGATGGTCTACGATGCTAACACTGGCGAACTGCGTGATGATCGTAAGCATTTATCGATGTTGGAAGACTTCTGGCTACCACGCCGTGAGGGCGGGAAGGGAACAGAGATTACTACTCTGCCAGCCGGACAAAATCTTGGGGAATTAGAGGACGTAAAGTATTTCCAAAAGAAATTACTTCAATCGCTTAATGTTCCTTATTCACGCTTAGAACCACAACAAGGTGGTATGATAGGCTTAGGTAGAGTATCTGAAGTCAACAGAGATGAAGTTAAATTCTCAAAATTTGTTTCTAGATTACGTAACAAATTTACTCAATTGTTTGACGATGCTCTACGAATTCAACTGGTGTTAAAAGGTATTTGTACACTAGAAGAATGGGAACAAATTAAAGATGAAATAGTTTATGATTTTAAACGTGACAATGATTACATTGAGATGCGTGATGCAGAAGTATTGCGTGAACGTTTAAATCTTGCTATTACTGTTGATCCTTTTGTTGGCAAATACTATTCTGTTGAGTGGATTAAAAAGAATATTCTTCGTCAATCAGAAGAAGATATTGAAGAAATGCAAGCACAGATGGATGCTGAACAAGCTGGTCCTATGTTAGCTCCACCACCAGAGATGCCACCACAAGATAATGGACAAGATAATAGTGGTATGGAATCACCTACACCGCAACTTGATGCGGATGTAGATAAATATGCCACAAAATAAATAAGGAGAATATCATGGAAAATGTAAGAAATTTTGTTGACTTAGTTGCATTAGGCGACAATATTGCAGCAAAAGAAGAACTGGATAAAATCCTGTCACAAAAATCTTTTGATGCATTAGACTCACGTAAACAACAAATTGCTGGTGCAATCTTTGGTACTACAGAAGAACCAGAACTTGATTTGGATAATGCTGTTGCAGAAATTGAAGATAAAATTTCAGATGAAGTTGAATAATGAAATCATTATTAGAGTTTAAATCTATAACAGAGGAAGAGAAAAAAGACTATTCAAAGTTTGATTCTCTGATTCGTGCCGGTCTTGCAAACAAGGCACAGATACAACGCATTCATCGTATTATGGATAAGATGGGTGAAGATCGTCCTGTGTTTAACAATGCGGATCGTGAAATTATGCGTAATCTTTTTAATAAGATGGCAGATTTAATATCTAACAACAAACAAATTTATACACAAGCTCGTCGTGCAGTAAAAGAAAATGTAGTAAAAAGTAATATGATTGTTGAAGAACCTTTAAGATTAAATTTAAAGGATCCTCCATTTGTATTAGTTTTAAAAAGAGAAGCAATACGTGTGTATCCAGATGGAACTAAAATAGCATTATACTATAACCATTTATTGGATAAACATTTTAGTATACCTTATGGTCCAGGTATTGATGCACCGTTACAAGCTGAAGAAATGTCTGTATTGGAATCATTGAAACATATTGTAGAACATGGTGAATGTCAAGAAGTTTGGTTTGAAACTGATTCGAGATCGGTGGAACCAGAAACAGCAAAAGATATTTTAAAACTTTATAATAGTTTAAGTGAAGAAAATAAAATAAAAATGGAACAAAATCTAAATGATCCAGAAATGTTTGATAAGTTCCATGAATTTTCATTAAAAATAGAATGAACACTATAGAATCTATTCTTAATGGAGATTTGAATAAATTTAAAGAATTGATTTACGAACAACTGTTCGAGATACTTGATCGTAAATTAGAGGAACAAAAGAAACAAATTGCAAATGAATCTTTTGATTATGATGTGGAAGAATTAAGTGAAGCTGGTCCTGTAAATATTGTTAGATCAGGTAGAATACAAAAGATTCGTCGTCGTATTCGTCGTAATAAAAAAGGTAAAATTACTTTACAACGAAACGTTCGTAGATCAGCAATTAAAGGTTATAGAATTTCTGGTAATACAGTAAAAAGAATTCCTGCTGCAACAAGAATTCACAAATCCAGAATGTTAAAAAGATATTGGAAAACAAAAGGCAAGGCGAAATTGAAACGAACAATAATGAAAAGAAAAATGTCATTACGCCGACGCAAATCAATGGGGATAAGATAACATGCCATTAGAAATTACCAACTCGTTAAGAGGTGCTTCATTAGTTAGAGCTACCGGACCAGGTAGTTATACTATCGCACTTAACGATTTAAGAAAAAATCCTACAACGGAAACAGTTACATCAGCTGATATTCGTAGAATGATGTGGTCAACTAACGGCAACATTTCTATTGTTCGTAACAGCATAGAGATGGCTACTGTTCACAACTCAGGTGAAATGCGTTTTGATGACTATGCATATTCACTTGCAAATAATAATACTCAAAGTATTGTTATCACGATTGCTACTGGTGGTACTATTGTTATGGAACTTTCAAAACAAGCAACATATAATGTTGATCCAACGACAGGAGTAGCACTATAATGAAACTAATTACCGAAATGTTCGATGACGTTAAGTATTTAACGGAAAAAACTGAGAATGGAAAAAAGAATCTATACATCGAGGGTACATTCTTAGTTGGCGATGAAGTTAATCGCAACAATCGTATGTACAAAATGGATACTTTACGTAAAGAAGTTGATCGTTACACAGAAGAATTCATTAAAACTAATCGTGCGTTAGGAGAGTTAGGTCATCCAGACACTCCTACATTAAACTTAGAAAGAGTATCTCATAAGATTGTAAGTCTAAAAGAAGATGGTAACACCTTCTATGGAAAAGCTTTAATTCTTGATACTCCTTATGGTAACATCGTTAAGAACTTTATTGACAGTGGTGTTAATCTTGGTGTTTCATCAAGAGCCATGGGTTCAGTTACAATGACCAGAGAAGGATACAATCTGGTTCAGGACGATCTACGTCTAGCAACAGCGGCAGATATTGTTGCCGATCCTTCAGCTCCGGGTGCCTTTGTTAACGGCATTATGGAGAACAAAGAATGGTTGTTTGTTGAAGGTCGTTATGTTGAAATGGACATCGACAACGCAAAAAGACAAATCAGACAGGCATCTAAACAACAATTAGAGTCAGTTGCCCTGAAACTATTTGAAAACTTTATCAGAAAACTTTAAATTTATAAATATTCAAATCATAAAAGGAGAACCCTAAATGACAACCAAGAACAAATTACTAGAAGCAGCAGCTGATATTCTTGCATCAAGCAAGAAGTCTGCATCAGCTATGCCTCCAGCTAAACTTCCAGGTGAAGAAGTTGATCTAGGTGGTCCAACACCTCAGAATAGTAAGCCAATGGACGATTCTAATAAGATCGATACAACAAAGGCTGCTAAGAGTGCGACTGCTCCAACAACTAAACCATCTGCCGCATCTTCAGATACTCAAAACCATCCACAGGGTGGCAAGAAAACTATGAAGGAAGATGAGGAATTAGAAGGCGAACTTAATCTCGACGACGAAGAAGAAGTTGATAACCTTCTAGATGAAAAGAAAATGTGGAAAGACAAAATGAAAGAGGACGTTAACCATATGTTCTCCGACGATGATGCTCTTTCAGAAGAATTCAAATCAAAAGCTGCTACAATCTTTGAAGCACGTATCATGGATCGTGTTGCACAGATCGAAGAAGAAGTTGAAGTTAAGTATGCTTCAATGTTCGAAGAAGCAGTTGAAGAAATTAAGTCTGACCTAACAGATAAAGTAAATGACTATCTAGAGTACGTTGTTGAACAATGGATGGCAGACAATGAGATTGCTATCGAGTCTGGACTACGTTCAGAAATTACAGAAGATTTCATTGCAGGTCTACGTAATCTATTTGCAGAACATTATATTGATGTTCCAGAAGATAAAGTTGATCTAGTAGATGAATTAGCAACTAAGGTTGAAGAACTAGAAGATAAACTTAACGAAGAAATCGAATACGGTATTGAGTTAAGAAAAGCTCTAGTAGAATCAACTAAACAAGAAATCGTTCGTTCAGTTTGCGACGGTTTAACGGACACTCAAGTTGAAAAAATCAAATCACTCGCAGAGAGTGTAGAATTTTCCACAGAGGAAGAGTTCACAGAAAAACTTGAAACTATCCGTGAAAACTATTTCCCAACAGGTGTGAAAAGAGCATCGGTTGAACAACTGCACGAAAAAATTGAAGATGCTGAAACTGGCGATAAGAAAGTGGTAGATCCATTTGTTGCCGCAGTATCGAGTGCAATTTCCAAAACAAGAATTTAATTAAAACAAAAGAAGGAGACTTACATGTATTTGTCTGAACAACTACAAACTAAGTGGGATGACGTTGAATCACCCAGAACTACCTGCTATTAAAGATCCATATCGTAAAGCAGTTACCGCTGTGGTTCTTGAAAACCAAGTTGAAGAAATGAGAAAGACTGGCTTCATGACAGAAGCATCACCAACTAACTCTGCTGGTACAGGTGGTTTT